CACTTGCTACGCCATGGATGAACGACATTCTCAGCCAAGCAATTGCTGGCAACTGGTCTGCTCAAAAGTTTACAGATTCTGTTCAGGCTTACAACAATGGTAAAAACTGGCAGTCTATTGGCCAATCTATTCGTGATAGCGAACTTGCCTACTATGGCAACAAACAAGCATGGGCGCAGCAATACAACGACAAGTTGCAGATCCTGCAAAACTCTGCGTTGGCACAGGGATTAGATCCATCGGTATTTGGCGCTGCTTTGGATCTTTCAAATCCAAATGCAATTGACGCTGCTTTCAAAGATGCCAACAATCCAATCAATCAATACTTTACTCAGTATTACAACAACACGCCAGATCAAACAGTTATTGATCGATATGTGGCTAACCATTCAAGCATTAAGGCAATTGCTAATAATGGAGTTACTACCGTTGGTGGTACGCTCGCGGCTAATGCCGCAGCTCTTAGAAGTTACGCTGCTCAATATGGAGTTTCTCCAATGTACTTAGGCGCAAACGCAACATGGACAAATGCCGCTGGGTCTGTTAACAATCCCGGTTCTGATTACTTTACCAATGCCGCTGATGCTATTGCCAAAGGCTATACAACGGTTGAGTCAGAGCAAGCGCTTTATCGCGCTCAAGCAGCAAACATGTATAAGCCATTTGCCGATCAGATTAACAATGGCTACAGCGTATCTCAGTTGGCAAGTCCATATACAAGCGCAGTATCTAACCTCTTGGAAGTTTCGCCAGATAGTGTAAAACTTGGCGATACTACTGGTCTTGGCTCATTGGTCACAAAAGCCTTGCAAGGTGATGGAACAAACCCAACCACGTTGGATCAGTTTACTTCGCAAGTTAAGGCTCGCCCAGAATGGCTCAACACAACAAATGCTCGTAATTCTTTGATGGACACAGCAACCAGTTTGCTTCGTAACTTTGGATTGGTGGTTGGCTAATAATGGCAAGATTCGATCCAACTGATACTGGCGGATTTGTCGGTTCATTAAATACCGCTGATGACATTGGAATGGCAAATACACTTGCCGCCGATGCGGCTAAAAAAATACCAAAACTGGGTAATGCTTTTGAAGGCGCTCCTCTTGCCGCACCTGTTACCGCACCTGTTACCGCACCTGTTACCGCACCTGTTACCGCACCTGTCGTCCCACCAGTTATCCCACCAGTTATCCCACCAGTTATCCCACCAGTTATCCCACCAGTCGTTCCACCAGTCGTCCCGCCTGTTGTTCCACCAGCAAAAACTGTCACAGGTTCTTACACTGACGCTAACGGCAATGTATTTCAAATTTGGTCAGATGGATCTACAACTAAAGTAGATATGGGAGTTAGCCAGAACGCTTTACAACTTGTTACAAGCGTATTGTCTGGTTACGGACTAGATACTACTGGTGCCATTGGCAATGCAATTTACGGCTTGGTTGCCAAGAATTATGACTCAGCAACTATTCAGGCATTGATCGAAGATCCAGCATCTGCTAATTCAAACGATCCTGCAATTAAAGCACTGGCTACTGCTTGGAACACACGCTTCTCAGGAAACGTAGCGCGTGAAAAAGCTGGCCTTACACCGCTTTCACCGGCTGATTACATCAGCACGGAAAATTCATATAAGGCTGTTATGGCTCGCGCAGGCATTAGTGCTAGTTCGCCATTGATGGATCAATCATACTTTGGCCAACTCATGGGAAGTGACCTATCGCCAGCGGAAGTACAGCAGCGCGTTACCGCTGCTACCGATGCTGTGACTGCAACAGATCCATTTATTAAACAGCAGTTGCAACAGAACTTTGGGCTTACTTCAGAAGATATGGTTCATCATCTTCTTGATCCAAATACCGCTGCAAGCGTTATCCAGCAGAAGGTTCAAGCCTCTCAGATCCAAGGTGAAGCAGGCAGGCAGAACCTTGCTCTTAACCAGCAGAACGCAATGAGCCTTGCGGCTCAGGGCATTACCCAAGCACAGGCAGCCGCTGGCTTTACCAATATAGGCTCTCAACTTGGAGCACAGCAACAGCTAGCATCTATGTACGGTATGCAGCCAAGTCAAATCGGTAATGAACTTACCGCTGCTCAGTTTAATAGCAACATCAATGGCGTTTCTGCCGCACAGGCAAACATTGATCTAGCCCGCCTACGCGCACAAGAAGTTAGCCAATTCTCTGGTTCATCTGGCGCTAGCAAAGGCAGCCTTTATACAGAAGAACAAGGCATAAGTTAAATAGGTTCCATGCGGATTAACCAGCATCCTGCATGTGTATCACAGACTGGTAGTAGGAGCCAAACCTCTTTCCCCTGAGAGAATTTGTGGCCTGCGTCAACTAAACAGAAAAGGGAGTGCCACATGGCAGACCAATATAACGATGACGAAGACGATCTAGACTTTGAAGATCAGCCACAGGCTGATCAGAATGGTCCAGCAAATCTACGCAAAGCACTAAAGCGCGCAGAGCGCGAGAAGAAGGAACTGGCTGATCAGCTAGCTTCTATTCAGGCAGACCTTCGAGGACGTTCAGTCAAGGAAGTATTGGAACAAAAAGGTGTACCTACCAAGGTAGCCAAATTTATTCCTACCGACGTAAGTACGCCGGAACAGATTGATGCATGGTTAAACGAGAACGCTGATGTGTTCGGTTTTGCTGCGCCTGAATCTGCTTCATCGGAAGAACCAACACCAAATGCTAGAGAAACACAGCGTATCAATACCGCTCTTCAAAACGCAAATACCCCATCTCGCGATGCAGATACTGCCGCGAAATTGGCTGGCGTTAAAACCAGAGAAGAACTTGACATGCTCGTTTTCGGCCAAAAGGTAAGTGGCTCACGCCGATAAAAACCCATTCGACACTAGACCCTATAGAAAGTAGGTGACACAATGGCAAATCAATATACCGACTCAGTTGGCTCTACCTCTGGTATTCCCGGATTAGTACAGACCGCGTATGATCGTTATGTAGAGTTTGCACTCCGTGCTGTCCCACTTATCCGCGACGTTGCAGATAAGCGCCCAGTACAGCAGGCTATGCCCGGCTCATCTGTTGTATTCCAGATTTACACAGATATGTCAGCAGTTACAACATCTCTCTCAGAAGATGTTGATCCAGATGCAGTTGCACTTGGAAACACAACCCCTGTTACCGTTTCGCTCCTTGAATACGGTAACGCATCACTCGCAACTCGTAAGCTCGAGTTGTTCTCACTCTCAGATGTAGATCCAGCCATCGCAGACATTATTGCGTTCAACATGGCTGACTCACTTGACACAGTTGTGCTCAAGACACTTGTTGGTGGACCAAACGCTATTGCTGAACTTACAGGCGGTTCAACCAACCCTGTATCAACATACAATGGCAACTACACCAACGGTACAACTCAGGCTAGCATCGACGGCACATCAGTCATTCGCTCACGCGATATTCGTACTGCTGTTGCTAAGCTCCGTGCTAACAAGGCTGTCCCACGTCAGGGAGAATACTACTGGTGTGGTATCCACCCAGAAGTTTCATACGACCTTCGCTCAGAAACTGGCGCAGGCGGATGGCGTGATGACCACAAGTACGCTGAGAACGGTGCTTCTGAATTTTGGCCGGGCACTATCGGAACATACGAAGGTGCTATGTTCGTAGAGTCACCACGTTTGTTCAACACAACAGACGGAACTGGCTCAACAGGTGCAACAGGTACCTTCGGTACTTCTGGCTACACCTACGCTTCTGGCGGTACACGTGTATTCCGTACACTTGTTGCTGGTAAGCAGGCTCTCGCAGAAGCAGTGGCAGAAGAGCCACATGTTATCTTCGGACCAATTGTTGATAAGTTGATGCGTTTCCGTCCAATCGGATGGTACGGCGTTCTAGGCTGGGCACGTTACCGTGACGCAGCTTTGGTTCGTATCGAATCATCAGCTTCTATCCACAACTCCTAATCCGAGTTAGTTGCTTCCTAGCCCCTCTATTCCTTTCAAGGGGCTAGGCGGCAACACCCCTAGCGAAAGGTAGCCAATGGCATACATCTTTAAGCCACCCACGGTCAATGAAGGACCAGCGGGTTTTGGCATACTTTTCTGGCGTTACAAGATCGCCCGTGGCGATAGCATTTTAGTATTTGGAACATCGGTGTTGCGCACACGCACACCAGCAGTACAGGATACGCAATCCGCAGATTACTGCTATTTGGGTGGACATGAATATCGCATCACTCAAACAGAATATGACATTTTAGTAGGCGCTGGATACGGCGCAAATATCACAACGGTATTGGAGTAACGTGAACGCAGGTAGATATAACATTACCGTTACCAACGGTACGACCTTTACTCTTGCCCCTATCTGGCAGGTAGATAACCTAGCCGTTAACCTCACTGGCTACTCAGCCGATATGCAGGTGCGCGACGTTTCCAACAACCTTATTGTTGAACTAAGCACTGCAAATGGCAAAGCTACAATTCAGCCCGGCCTTGGCCAGACAACATTTAAACTTACTGCAACCCAAACATCTGCTGCTAACCTGCCAGTAGGTAATTACACATACGCTTTTAATCTTACTGATGGCTCTGGCAATGTTTACCAGATCCTCAACGGCGCATTTAACGTGGTTGCGAGTGTGATCCAGTAATGGCCGTTACAGTCAATAGCGTTTCAACTGTACTCATTCCACAAACCACAAACGTATTTAACGTTGCTTCGGCACAGCCAATCACTCTTGAACTTGGCGTGATCGGACCGCAAGGTATTCAAGGTATTCAAGGAAACACTGGCCCAGCGATCACAGGATCGACTGGCCCTACAGGACCGACAGGAGCAATAGGTGCGACAGGAAACACTGGGCTTACTGGCAATACTGGTGCCATTGGTAGCACTGGTCCTACTGGCGCTGTTGGACAAACTGGACCAACTGGCCCACAGGGAAACACTGGTTTTACCGGATACACCGGATACACCGGATACACAGGATTTACCGGCAGCACGGGACCTACTGGCGCTCAAGGCAATACTGGACCGACTGGACCAACGGGAGCTGTAGGCAACACAGGCTTTACAGGATTTACAGGCTCAACCGGACCAACAGGTCCGCAGGGTGCTGCTGGTTCACAAGGCAACACTGGTAACACTGGCATGACTGGTCTAACTGGTAATACAGGTATGACTGGAATGACTGGCGTAACTGGCCCTACAGGGCCTACAGGCGCACAGGGCAACACAGGAAACACTGGCTTAACAGGTAACACTGGTGTTGGCGTTACAGGTCCTACCGGACCTACTGGCGCCACCGGTGCGACTGGGCCACTTGCCTCTAACAATGCTCACGCTTCTGCTCGTCTTGCCACAACAGCCAACCTTGCTACCACCTATACCGCAGGCTCAGCCGACCAAGGTGGCGGCTTTGGTGTTGGCGCAAAATTAACAGCCACATCAAATGGACGTGGTTCTATTGACGGAACAAACATTACTGTTGGCGATAGAATTTTAGTCAAGAATCAAACAACTCAGACTCAAAATGGTATTTACACAGTTACCACTCAAGGCGGCGCAGGCGTTGCTTATGTCCTTACCCGCGCTACTGATTACGACAACTCAACCGCTGGTCAGGTTGAATACGGTGACTTTCTCTTTGTAACTACTGGCACAGCCAACGCAGCTACTAACTGGATCCAGAACAATGTCGGCACAGGAACCAATGGCTACATCATCATCGGTACCGACAACATTACCTTTGCCCAGTCAGGCGGCGTAGGCCCACAAGGAAACACCGGAAATACGGGTGCAACGGGCGCTACAGGCGCAACTGGTGCCAATAGCACAGTTGCTGGACCTACTGGTTTTACAGGCTCTACAGGCCCTACAGGGGCTACAGGACCTACTGGAGCGGCTGGCACTAATGGTACCAACGGAACCAATGGTGCTACAGGCGCGACTGGCTTTACAGGTTCTACGGGACCTACAGGACCGCAAGGCTCAGCAGGCGTTCAGGGTAATACCGGCAACACAGGTAATACAGGAGCAACTGGTTTGACAGGTAACACTGGCGCAACAGGCGCGGCAAACCTTTGGGATATACTCATGCTTGGCGGAATGTGATACAATAGCAACGAATGAAGATTGCCGTTTACGCTATTGCGCTAAATGAAATTCTCCATGCCGAAAGGTGGGCAAAGGCCGCCGAAGGCGCTGATTACCGAATAGTAGCAGATACAGGATCAACTGATGGCACACAAGAAAAGCTACGCGAATTGGGTGTTACTGTTCACGATATTAGTGTTAGGCCTTGGCGTTTTGATGTGGCGCGGAACGCGTCTCTTGCGCTCATACCAGCGGACGTAGATGTTTGTGTCTTTGTGGATATGGACGAAGTTATCCACAAGAACTTTTTTAAGGAACTGCGCAAGCAGTGGGATCCAACGGCACAGGCTGGCTGGGTAACATTTGATACTGGTAGCAAATGGCAGAAAGATAAGATTCATTCTCGCCATGGGTGGTACTGGAAATATCCGATCCACGAAGTAGCCATTTGGTATGGCGAAGGCACGCCAAAGTATTGCACTATTAATAACGCGATCATCAGCCACAAGCCAGATGAAAACAAATCTCGCGGGCAGTATCTGCCCATGCTTGAGATGTGTGTTAAAGAGTTTCCAACAGATCCACGTGCGTGGACTTATATGGTTCGCGAGTATTACTTTTACCGTCGCTGGGAAGATGTACTTACCGCAGCCAACGCTCGCATGGAACTTGGCGGATGGAATGTTGAAGAGGCTGCCACCTGTCGGTGGGCAGCAGAAGCTGCGCATTATCTTGGCAAAGCCGAAGAGTCAACCAAATGGGTTGATCGCGGAGTGCAGATCCTTCCTACTGAGGG